GGTACGCATTCTGTTGATTGGTGCGCGGCTTCTTCCACACCTCCACAGTCACCGCAAACGGTTTCTGAGGCAGGTTGCGGTACATGACCTCAACAGCCTTTAGCACCTGCTCAACAGGCGTGCCGATAGGGAAAATTCGTTTCATAGTCGCTTACTGACCTCAAGCCAGTCGCGTCCATACTCAACGTCTACCCAATCCTTAAACCACGGGCCGCCACGGGTAAAATGGACGGCTACGGGGTCGGGTTCATCTACCGGCTGGTTCCAGCCCTCAAGGTAGTTAAACGTTAACGGTAGTTGTCCAATCAACTCGTCCGGCAGCCACTTGAATTGATGTAAATACGCACCGCTTTCAGTGTTCACAATAGGCGGTGATAGCGCCTTCATAACTTCGTGGCCGCAGTTCATCAGCATGAAGGACGACCAGTTCTTGCGCGGGTACTGGGTCTGTATTTGGTTGTCCATCTTGTACGCCTCTGGCGGGCGGTAGTTGTGTTGCACTACGCGCACGGCATACTGCCCGGACTCGTAAAAAATAACTTCGGCAAGGTCTTTGCGAAACAAAAAGTCGCCATCGCAAAACACTGCCCAGCCCTTGTACCCCGCCAGTGCTGGGGTCAAAAACCGCGTAAAACTAAACTCAGTGGACGACAAAGGGTCGATGTCCCGCCAATACAGACCAACAGCGCGCATTTCATCAATCTTGATTGGAGTCACCTCCACGTTAACGCTGCAATGGTCAAGAAGCGACTGCCGGGCGACACGATATGCAATGTCCTCCCGGCTGTCGTACCCAATAAACACCCGCAAGGGTTCTTTGAGTGTAATTTTCATGTTAAAACGGCATATCGTCGTCAAAGTCAGGAACCGGCGACTCGTCCATCACTCGCGGACGGGTCTCCACCTTTTGCTTCGGCTCAAACTTAAGCGACATAAAAGCATTGCCGGTCTTCCTGCTGCGCTTAATCCACGCGCTGATGTTGAGGTCAATGTTGTCGATGACGGCAGAGCCACTGTAGTTAGGCGCTTTTTCGTTTCCCTTCTGGTCGTTCTTGAACAAAACGCCACGGTTGTTGTTGTCATACTGCTTGTTCACAGGGTCACCTTTTCCAGTTTGTTAAGTTTGTCGTCCAACTCTTGCAAGAAGATGGTCACTTCCTGCTCAAGCATCTTGATGTAGTCGTCATCACGCGGGACGCGCACGACTAACAGTTGCAGCCGCTCGGGCAGGCGCGGGTCGTAGGACACGAAGTCGCACCACGGACGCCCGGCACACGCCATCTGCCACTGCATTTGGGTGACGTACTTCTCGGGCGGCTTACCGGCCAACAAATACTCAAGGTGGGTGGCCGTGTTGGGACACTTAAACTCCACGCAACCCTCGTTCACCAGCCCGTCTGGGGACGCCCCTGACATCGGTATGGCCGGGTGGTCAATAAATCCCACCTCCTCAACCAACTCGCCTGTACGGGCGCTGTAGGCGGCCCTAGCGTTAGGCTCCTGCTCGGTACCCCATTCCATCGCGGCGTTGCTGAACGAGGACGCTTTCTGCCCCGTCAGCCGTTCCACAATGAGGTCGGCCATGTAGTTCTCACGGCTTGCCGAGTACCCGGTCTTGGTCTTGGCTACGACATCAGCCACGCGGCTGGCGGTAACCTTGCCCAACCGGGCTGCAAACCATTCGTCGGTGCGCTGTTCCATCACGCCAGTTCCTTCTTGCGGTTCGTAAAAGCGTCCATGTGCAACTGGCGGCCATCCACCGGCAACGACTTAAACAACGCCGTGAGAGCCTCTGCGGAGTCGCAAGCGGCAATTTGGTCAAGCACCTTGGGGTCGGGCTTAATTCCACGCGCCTGTGCGGCCTCGGCGTCGTCGTCGGTCTGGTACACCCCAACGATGGCCGCCAACGCATATCGGCGTGCGTAAGTAATGCCAGAGCCTTGCGCCTGCGGGCTAGCGTCCTTGGTCAGTACCGGCATTTCGCCGCTGATCCATTCGCCACTGCTATGCAGCAGGGTCGTGACCAACATCAACCCATCAGTCGTGTAGCGGCTGGTTTGCGTAACCGCCAAATTGTTGTCGGTGAGTGGCTTGCGGCAGGCTTGCCATACAGACTCAAGGTCAGCGTATTTGGACTTGAAAAAAGGGTTGGCTGCGTCCTTCACCGCCCCACTGATTTGGCTTTGTGCCTTAGCAAGCGCGGCGGCCAATGCGCCAATGGTTTCACTCTGCATCGTTTGTCTCCTGTAGTTCTGCTATTGCGTTGTTGCAGGCTTCAATGCGTTCTTGTTCCTCGCGTTCCTGCATTTCGAGGTCGAGTTGATGCCACCAAGAGGCGTCATCGTTACCCCACGGTTCAGCGTCCATCGACCACCTCCGCGTCACACGAGTGACCGTCGCAAGGCTCAACGATGCAAGCGATGCCGTAAAGGATGATGAGCAGGACAACTACCGGCCACAGTGATTGCTTAGATTTCATAATCGTCATCTCCTGCAATTTCAGAACGCACGTTGAGGTTGATCCAACACCGTCGCAGCAAGTCGGCTGATTCAGCCGGCTCAAGGTAGTCAAGGTCAGCCTTGATGCGGACGGACTCGTAATCGTTGCGATCAACGGCGCGTGACTCGCAGCCCTCGGGGTAGCAGCCAAACAGCCACAAGTCGGTGATTTCGATGTCGTCAGCAACGTTGGCGTTGGGATCGCCGGGGTGGAAGTCGTAGGTGACTTCAGCGTGCCAATAGACGCCGAGGGCGTAGATTTTGGTTTCAAAAGTGGGCATATCTGTTGCTCCTGTTGTGAGGGGCGGCTTACGCCGCCACCTCGTAAATGCCGATGACTTCTGACTTAGGATCGTAAGGGTATTTTTGTTGTGCAGCGTTGGCGGCTGATCGCAGCGAGGTGTGATACGTCACAACAAATCCGCGATCTTTGATCCAACGAACGTCAACGCCCGAGCGGCTTTTCTCACCAGATGATGAAAATTTGTCGTACACCGACTTTGCTCTATCGGACTTACGCACGACAACGTGGGTGTAATCGCTTTTCGTGCTGCGGGTAAATTCGCCAACCGGGGTGGTGACTTTGATCGTTTTCATGTGTTGCTCCTATCTGTGGTAGCCAGTCGTTAGTGACTGTGTGTGTATCCTGACGAGTTCCAATACCCCTGTCAACAAGTTTTTTAAACAAGGTTGTACCCAGATATGGAAAAAGGCTATAGTCCACCGTATGGACATCAATCAAGTCATAGCCCATTTCGGTTCAATAACCGCTTTATGCAAGGCTTTAGGGGTATTCCCACAGCACGTTGTTCATTGGAAAAAGCGGGGTATTCCACGCGCACGGCAGCACGACATAGAGACTGTTACGGGCGGTAAGTTTGTGGCTGACCGTAGCCATTTGCCGGGGTTGTCAAAACCCCCACAGGGCCGCTAATGCGGTTATACGGGGCCAGAAACGAAAAGCCCCCGGTTGGCGGGGGCTTGACGCGGCAGGGGGGCTGCCTTACGCTTAATTTGCGGTTTGAGCGTGATGGAAGTTTGACGGACTGTTCTAGTCGTGTCAACCACCCCACCACGCCCAACTACTCGGGCATCTTGGTCGGGGAAACTACGCGCAAGATGACCCTAAACCCACACCGGGGCAGCCAGCCTGTGGGTGCGCGGCGTCAGTCGGGAAGCGCAAATGGCAACGGGGTAACCCGTGAAAAGTAGCCGACAGCGGATGGCTCCGTCAGTCATCACTCCGCACGATCCACGTTAGGCGTACTCCGTCTCAACCGTGCGGATTCACCATCAGTCATCAGGGGTAAATCAGTGAACAGTAACCGTATTGGTGAAAACCATCCTCAAGCAACCATGACCGTTGCAATAGTCAAAAAGATACGGACAGCACATAGGCTCCGGAAATTACTAACCAATAAAGCATTAGCAAGACGTTACGGAATTACACCGAAAGCAGTTAAGGACGTCATGTTCTATAAACGATGGAAACACGTTCCATGATCCACTATCACGGGACCCCGCTGAACCCGATGTTGGACATGGTGAAATCGTTTGCTGGCAAGCACGCAATGGTTAGTTTTGAACACCCTGAACAACTGGATTTAGCCGTAGAAATTTGTCAAACAGTTGTGTTGGACAACGGAGCGTTCAGTGCGTGGCAGAACGGGGAACCGTATGACTTTGCCGGATACAGTGATTGGGCTACCTACTGGGTGCAACACCCTGCCGTCGATTGGTGCGTGATTCCTGACAAAATTGACGGAACAGAGGAAGAAAACTGGGGGTTGGTACAGGCTTGGGGACTGCCAAAAGCCGTTTCTGTCCCTGTTTGGCACCTTCACGAAAGCCTTGATTACCTCCACCGGCTCATGGAATGGCCGAGAATTGCGCTAGGTTCTTCTGGACAATACAAAGACCCCGGAACGGATAGTTGGTGGAAGCGAATCACAGAAGCAATGGCTGTCATTTGCGATGCGCGAGGGCGGCCGAAGGTAAAATTACATGGGTTGCGGATGCTTGATCCGGGTATTTTTAGCAAATTGCCGTTGGCGTCAGCAGATTCATGCAACGTTGCAAGAAATGTAGGGTTAGACGTCAGATGGAAAGGCCCATACACCCCCAAATCGCGTTACGGCAGAGCCGTCGTACTGATGGAACGAATTGAACGTCATGCAAGCGCGGCGTATTGGTCAGAGGACGCAATCGCGCAATATCAAAACTTCGAACTTTTTGGGTGACTTATGACAGAAGGTCTTGACCAGTCAGCATGGGATAGGTGGAAAGCGTACCGGACTGCGATACGCAAACCGATCAAGCCAGCATCCGAACACGCCATGATGCTGAAATTGGTGAAATACGGCCCTGACCAAGATGCTGTGGTCAACCAATCCATCAGCAATCAGTGGCAGGGGTTGTTTGACCTTCAGCGGGCAAAGCCGGTGCCGGGTGAAAAGCCAGTTAAGACTGACAAACAGATTGCTGCGGAAAACGAACGTTTTGCTGCCGATGAACACCGATGCGTAAAAGGCTGGGATCAGCGGTTGTCTGAACCCCTCGCCAAACTCAAATTGGCGGATGCGTTGTTTGCACGGTACATGGTGCGTCAGGATGAAATCGGCCATGAGGATCGCATTGAATGGCTGCGCGACCAGATGGCGGGTCTGCTGCGTGAGGCTAATGCGGCGAAGGTCTATGGCGACCCGCACTTACGTTCGACCGTCTGGCAGATTTTTGGTGACAGAGGCATTGCGAGGCTGAAAGAACGTGCGTTCGTTGAACAGTCGAAATCGAATATGGTGGCAGATATGGCTGATTCGCTGCATCAACGAGGCGCGGTGTGAGGTACGCAGCGAGGCGGGACGGGAACGACTTAACGATCACCCTCGCCCTGCGAAACGCCGGGTTCTCGATTTGGGACGCCGCAAGCGCAGGCGGCGGAATTCCCGACAAACTGGTATACCGCGCACTACCAGACGGCCGCCCGTGGGTGTGCTGGGTGGAAGTTAAAATGCCCTCGGGCAAACTACGCCCGGCTCAAGAGATGTTTCAGAGCATTTTTGCGCCGCGTGACGAATTCTATGTTGCCCGCGATCCGGTAACGACTGTAGCAGCCCTTAGCGAGCGGTATCAGGCCGCGATTCGGCCAGAACACGCACGATGACGTAAAACCCGCCTTGCGTGGGCGAGACGTTGAGGATGTCCCACCTTTCGCAAAACTTGGGCAGCCACCAACGGGCAGGGTTTTGGATTAGGTGAGCGTTGCGGCCATCGGTCAGGAACTTCTTGGCCGGGCCAGTGTGGACGGTAAAGAACCCGACCTTGGTGATGGCTTGTAGGTCGTCCAGCACGGCGTCAAGGCATGACGGTTCAACGTGTTCAAGGACGTCAATGCAGGTGGTCAGGTCGGCTACTCGGGGCGGGCCGTATTCGGGGAACGCCGGGTCGGATGCGGTGTATTCGATAACGTCAATATGCTCGCGCAACCGTCGCTTGCCAGCGCCATAATCGTGGAGGCTGACGAACTGGTTGAGTTTGATCAGTTGATTGACGAACGGCGCAAAACTGACTGAAGCCACGCCATAGGCGGGATTCATGTGCAGTTCGACCTGTTGGGCGCGGTAGGCTTCGGAGATAGTAGTCATGCTTGCATCCTTCCCTGTAGGGGTCTAGCATTATCCTAACCCAAAGTGGGGGAAATTCCATGCCGAACACTCGTAAAGACAAATTGGCGCTTGCGTTC